GCTTTCTTCTTTGTAGCAGCCTTTTTCGCTGGAGCCTTTGCCGCAGGGGTTGCTTTCTTAGCAGCCGGAGCCGCAGGTGCTGCAGGCTTCTGTTCCTCTTCACTCGGACCGAAAGGTAGGTCATCAGCACCAGACGGTTTTTCGCCTGTCTTCTCTTCAATCATGTTCTGGAGTTCCTCTACCATGTCAAGGAAGTCATCCTGAGCAAAGATTTTGTAAGAGTTGGCGTCATCGAATCGTTTCAAGCCGTCAAGTGCATAGTCGAAGTCACGTTTGCCGTAACAGTCAACATACAACTTCTGAAGACTGGGTAGCCCCTCAAGTTCCTCAAGAACCTTATCGGAAACAGCGTTCTTCTCAAAGTAGTCTTCCCATGTCTGTCCTACTTTCAGCGGTAACGACTTGAGCGTTTCAACGGTCTTGTTATTCTCGTCTTTACCACGGCTCCACTGAATAGGGAAGCCAGTTGACGGGTCGCTGAACATATCTATCGCAGCCGTGTCGTTCTGAGCACACAGGTCAGCAGACTCTTTGTTCAGTGCTTCCATCTGTTTCGGTTTCAGGCTGTCTCGGTAAATCTTTCCTTCGATGAAAGCATAATACACGTATTCCAATTGAGGACGAATTCCCGGAACCCATGTACCGTTCTTTCCACCCATACGATAACCCGTAATTGGGTTCAGGAAGCGAGCACGTTCTTCTTTGTCCTGGAACTGTTCAGCCTGTTCGTAGACACGCTTGATGTACTCTTCGATGATGTCGTACGGATAGCCACCGTGAAGCGTCGCCAAGAAGATTTTCTTGTTTGAGATTTTCTTCCCGATAACTTTTCCTTCTTTGTCCTTTTCGTCGACTTCACACTTGAGCATCGCTGTCAGCATAGGCACGTAGGGAGAGTCTCCTGGTTCGTGTGCCGGAAGAACACGTTTCACGGTGATACCGTCTCTTTGTTTCCAGAACTGAGCATACTCGCCTTTACCACCAAAATACGTGTCATACTGCTTTGTTTGCTGTACCGTCTCACTAACAGTTGAGAGCGGTGCTGCCTTCCATTTACTTCTGTCTAATGGCATAATACTAAATTTTTAAAATGTTGATAATTATCTGTTTTCCTTCACTATTCGTGTAACGTCTTCGAGAAACTTCTGTTCGTAACTCTTAATAGATTCCATCAGTTCGATGATGTCCTCAGCCTCTTGTCCGGCACACTTGTTGGCGATTAACTGCAATGCTCTCGGGAGCGTACAACCATAAGCCATGTCGTCCATTTTACCATTAGGATGGCGAGGACTGTCAGACTTCTTTAATTGGTAAACGTCATAACTTGATGCGTGACTTTCAACTGGTTTCAGGTAGAATCCGTCTGTGACTTTAATGTAACCTTTGAACTCTTCTACTGCGCTGGATTGAACTGTTTTCTTTGCCATAATTCTAATTATTTGAATGTTTAACTTAAATTTGATGATACAAAGGTAATGGAATCATTCGAATTATCAAAGAAGTTCCCCAAAAATTCTTCGAAAAATTTATTTGAACCCTGCTTTCTTGATGAAGAAACTGTTTACTTTACCCTCTACCAATTCCCCGAGGAACTCCGTTGGGGTGACAGGTTTGAGGAGGTTGTTCAGTTTCTTAGACTTGTCCTGAACCGCCCACTGAAGTGCGTCAAGAACACTGAAATTCTTCTGAGCGTCAATATACGCAATACAGAGATTCTGATAGTCTTCGTCAAGTAGGAGAGCCTCATCAAGAGCCTTTTCCGACAACTTGATTTCCTCGACTTCCCCGTCTTCCAAAGCCAGCGTAAACTTTCCGCCATTACGGTTCGCCTCGCGACGCCATTCCTTCTTTGTCTGGGCTTCGTAAACCTCTTTCTCGAGTTTACATTCCGCGACTTTCTTTTCGGCTTCAGCACGGAGCAACCCTACTTTGTTCAGGAGCGCACTGACTGTAACCGCTTCACCATATAAATTACTGTACTCGATGGAGGTCAACTTGTCGATATCGACCGTGTCCTCAAATCCATTTGTTTGTAATGTCACTGGGACATCATTGAAATGCACAAGAATGTTCATAATTTTCAATTATTTAGTTTCCAAATATATCCAAAATAAGGAGTTCCACTCAATATATGTTTCTTAAGAAGTTCCCTATTCACTCTCATTACTTTCTTAATCTCAGAAATACTTATCCATGTCTTAACAGGCTTTCCGTCAATACTTACTTGAATAATTTCCTTGCAGCCTTTCGCCCGACTCATTCGCTCCCGACTCTTTTCAGACATCTTCAGTCCCAAGGTATTCTTATGACCTTTCATTGACTCTGAAATTTTCTTACGATGTTCTTCAGAATGTTTCTTCCCGAACATAGGATTTCGGCTTCCCAAATGAGATACCCGAATCTTTTCTCGGGTCTCTTTTGAAATTACACTACCTAATTTCCCTTCCCCACCATCGGTTGAATTATAGCCTTTCTCACGTGTGTTGAAACGGCTGATATATTCAATCTCAAGCGAGTCGAGTTGGGCTTTCAGTTCCTTCTTCGTAGGAGCCGATACCGCTAACAGTTCTTCGACCGTAAACTTATCGGCTCCATGTTTCCGAATGGCTCTGTGAAACTTGCAATCAGAATTCTTTTTCGCATTTCGTATATGTCGCGACCATCTTGTCTGTACGGAAAGAATTGTCTGACCAATGTATTGTTTCCCATTGACCAAACACGTCACGCAATATATGAAGCCTCTTTCCATTTTCTTCTGATTAAAGTTCGTAAAATTATAACGTCAAAGTAACGATATTCGACTCGAAACAGGCTCTCAGCGTGTTCACCTCTTTACGGTTGTCGTATGAAAGAATACCATTGATGAGTATCAGGTTCGCTCTTCCGCACGATAACAGGGGTTCCAACTGTTCGTATTCCTGCTGGAATATCACAATTTCGATGAACTCATAGTTCGCCTCTAATATCAGGCGACACATCGTATCCCCCTTGCGTGTCTTCTTAATCTCCATTTCAGCGATGAACCCAGCCAACACGACGTACCCGTTATTCGGCTTCACTTCCGTATCGTGACACTCCTCAAGAGTAGCATATTCGTAGGCATCAGGGAACTCCCCAGCGAACCTGTCATAGATTTTCTGATAGTCAAAGAACGCCAGTCCGGATACTTTCTTTTGTAGAAGTGCCCACCACCAAGCGTCATTGGCGTGGAAGTCGGCTCCAACTAATACAGGGTCGTCTTCCTTAACATTTCCCTTCGTTGTTCCGAGGAAGTGTACCAACAGGTCTATTCGCTCCTGAGGTTTCTTTACCCCCTCAAGACTGTCGAACGCTCCTGCCAATATCAGGTTTCTGATGATACGGCTGTTCACTGCTGAACCCTTCCATTTATGTCGGGTGATAAAGTCGTCTAACGACCAATATTGACCGTTCTCTGTACGTTCCTTTATAATTTGGGTTGCAGCCTTTTCTGCGACCTGTTTGACTCCTGTAATTGACCAATACAAGGCTTTCTCTTTGAAGTTGATAACAACATCGGTATCCGATATATTGATATCCACAGGACGTACCGTACAGACTCCCGTCTTATTGATTTCCGCAATGTAGCGTGAATAGTCAGACTCCATTGCATACTTAAATGCCACCGACCAATACTCAATAGGATAGTGAACTTTTATCCACTGTGAAATATAGCCTGTAATTGCATAGGCAGCAGCGTGGCTTCGATTAAACAGGTACGTCGAAGCCTTATCAATAGCGTCCCACACCTTTTCGGAATATTCCTGGGTGACATTATAGTTGTCCCGATAGTAAGGAATAAACCGTTCTTTGTACTGCTGGAGAGCCTCGTATTTCTTCTTTACCATCGCTTTACGAACGTCATCGGCTTCCACCAATGACAACCCACCCAACTCACGGCAGAGTTGCATGATTTGTTCCTGATAGGCAAATACTCCATACGTGTTATTCAGTATCTTGTCCGTTCCGGTAAAATACTCAACCTCTTTCTGACCCTCTTTACGGGAGACGTACTCGTTATGGAAGTTGTTCTCCATTGCTCCTGGGCGATACAATGAAATAGCAGCGATAAGGTCTTCAATATTGTCTGGCTTCATCTGACGACAATAACCTGTCAATCCGGAACTACCAAAGTGGAAGTTATCCTCGTTCCAACCATTCTTGAAATACCTGTACACCTCTGGGTCATCCAACGGCACACTGAAGATGTCTAAATCCACACCCTCGTGCTCCTTCACCAGCCGAACCATGTCCTGGAACTTGTCGAACTGTTTCACACCCAGCACGTCCTCTTTTAGGAAGCCAGCAGCATCCATCTCACCACCTTCCCACTCGGTTACATACTCCTCGCCATTCTTACGAATAGGAACCCAATGAAACATATCGTGTTCCTCTGGGAATACCATCATCGCACAGGCATGAATTGACTGAGCCTTTGGTGCGGGCATTATCAGCATCACTTCATTGATGAGGTCGGAATGTTCAACGACAAAGTTCTTCACTCGTGAATGAGCACAGGCTATCTTGAACAGGTCTTCAGGCTTCCTGTCCTTGACGTCAAACACTTTCATCATTTCGTTCGTTTCCTGGAAGTCCAACCCGTACACACGAGCCATATCCTTGATGGCTGCTCGTAACTGTAATGCGCTGTAAGTTCCCACGGAACACACCTGTTTCCAGCCGTACCGTTCTTCCATGTACTTCTTCACACGGGGACGGTCTTCACCAGGATAGTCACAGTCAATATCAGGGAGTGATACCTTAACACGTCCTGCGTTCAGGAAACGCTCAAAGAGTAGGTCGTATCGCATGGGGTCTAACTTGGTAATCCCCAACAGGTAAGAAACAAGACAACCACCAGCCGAACCACGACTGATACCCGTCATTATACCGTTACGATGGCACCAGTTGATAATGTCCCAAGTAATTAGGAAGTAGTCAATTGCTTCCCCTAACTTTATAACACCCACCTCTCGGTCTATTCGTTCCATAATGACCTCTTCACCCCAATCCTCAATGAGGTCTGGGTGACGCTCAAGACCGTCGGCTATAAGAGACCAAAAGAGGTCTTCATTTGTTTCGAACTGCTTCGCCTCTTCCTTCGTCATCTTATAGTGAGGCAAGTGTCTCTTCTTTACGTCGATGACAAAGGTTATCGCCTCAGCAATGTTTTCAAGGAATTCCAACCCTTCCATGAAACGGCTGTACACGTCCATAAACCCTTCTTCGGTATCCGGGAACATTTGAGCCAACTCAACAAACAGTTGGTCGTTCGATTTGAAGTATTGATTATCGCTTTCGTAAGCGGTTGTTCCACCAATACTATGCAAGCGAGGTCTGATACAACTGTACTCCTCGTCAAGATACCAAGCGTCAACTGACGGAACGGGCAACAGGTTCTTGTCCTTGAAGAATTTCTTCAGGTTCGTCAGATACCATTCGTCACGGTTGTCATCTACATATTCACATGGGTCTAACTGATACACGACAGCATCTATATGCAAGTCTTTCAACTTGTCGTAATCCGTTGTCTTCGGGTCAAGGAACATAATCAAATCATCGTTGTTAGTGGTGATTTTATTGAAGTCCTCAAGACCGATGTACTTCGGATTGTCACAGTTGATGAACTTGTTTATAGTGAGGAGGTCTCGCCAACCCTTATCATTCCTTGCGTACACCTTAACAGTGAAGCGGAAATCCCGAGGCTGGTCATATACCACACACTCCATACCAATCACGCTCTTGATATCGTTCTTCTGGCATTCCGCTTGAAACTTCAATGCTCCGGCAAGTGAATTCTTTTCACAGATACCCAACGTCTTCACCCCAAGGAACTTTGCCTTCTTACACCAGTCGGCATACGTTCCCGTCCCGGACATCATTTCATACTGACCATGAACTCCCAAGAATACAGGGGTCTCAATTTCCTGTTTCGCCTGACCGATATATTTCAACCGTGTGAGTTTCACGTCATTCTCTTTACCTTTGGCGAGCATATAATACACCCCTCCGAAACTGAATGCGTAGAAGTCACACGATGTTTCGACGGATTCCTCTCCTGAGCCTTTACGCTTCGGGTCGGCAGGAATACCTACAAAGTTGAACCCGTCATCAAACAGTGCACCGTCATACGCTGGCTGATACAATTCAAAGGTCTTCCCTCCTATCTCGACCACATAGTCAGAAATAGGAGCGAAGTCCATTAAATTCTTCTCAAGATATTCTTTGAATTTATCCATTGATTTTCTGCTTAACAAGTTCCGTTATATCGTCACCATCCTTACAACCCAACGACAGGAAGTATTGAGCAAACTTCTCGCTGACATGGTCATTCAATTCATAGGAGTCCGAATGATAATCACAGAAGTATATCTGAACTTCTTTACCTGTCGCCTCGGCAACCTTGAAGATAGCCTCAGCCTCACAGTCGAAACGCAATGAGCCAAACACGATATCGCACATAAGAGCGTCTTCTTCAGACATCTTTGCCCAACTGTTCGTAACAGCGTTTGCCGTCCAACGTGCCCATACGTCTTCTCCAGCCAATGACTTGAGATATTCGCCTGTACGCTGTAACAGTTCACGACCCTCAACCCGTACCGAGTCAAGAATATTAGGAGACTCTTCTTGAGGCTTGAACGGTAACAAGATGTCGCTGCTCAACTGTTTCCACTTCGCATACGCTTCACCCGTACAGTCAATCTTCTTTGATTCCCCTGTAAAGATGTTCATCAACGTCTGGCGAATTCCTTCACTGAAATCTCCCATAATCATGGGTCGTTCTTCACACGCAGCACCAACCATAAGTGCTTCTGCTTGGTACGATTTACCGGAGCCAATAACCCCTACCAAGCCATATATCTTTCCTTTAAGGCTCATATTGATTCATGAATTTTTGAATACTTTTGAAGAGTTTCCAGCCGTCCGTGTACTTCTCCAACAGTTGTTCGCAGTTTGTGATACAAGTCAATAACTTCTTGGACGTGTTTCCCAGAGCCTGTTCGTTCTTACAGAATATCCATAAGTCCAAATAATCACAGGTCTTGAAAAGACGGTACTGGAGGTCAGTCATTGTCTTCTTAATTTCTTCATCGGAATACGGCAACAGGTTCACGTCGCCATGACAGATTTCGTATTCAATGATATCCCATGCCGCAGCCGTGTTCTCATTGAATTTCTTTACGCACGCATTGAGGTCGCCTGTAACACTTTCCACGTAGTCGTGGAGTAACACCTTGTCAAACACGTTGATGTCGTAGGCAACGTCCTCTTCTGAGGCAAACCAACGAAATAACATGCCTACCACCAACCCATGCTCCAAGAGGTTGTACCCCCTGTGATGGGGGGTATTAGGCAGCCTCTGAATGTCTTTCATCCCTAACAGGATGTCAATCTTCTTGAAATTCATAACTAAATCGTCTTTATTTTAGTGAATAATTCTTATCCGATGAACAGTTCGTTCAGTAACGGGTTCCGGAACTCTACCAACTGTTTTGTCCAATAACGGAAAATAACCTTTGCCCAGTCAGAGAACATCTCATCTTCAAACTTTTCAATATCCGCACGCAATAACTCGAAGTCCTGTTCTGTACGGTTTTCACTGTTACGACAGTTTTCTTCGAACTGGCTCAACTGAGCGATAAGCGCATCGAACTCCTCTAAAGTTTTAAACGTCGTCTTATAGGAAAAGTTTACTCCGGAAGGATACGAATTTGGGTCTCTTTTAGCGATTTCTTCAGCCAACGGAATGAAGTCCTTATAGACATGAAGATTGTCTGCCTTGTGGTAATATTTCCCGACAGGCA